TGTTAAACGCTGAATGCCCTGTTGGAAAATGGGGTCAAGTATCCGTTTCTATGACAGAGGAGCAATAATGGCAGAATCTTTAGATAATCTTTTTAGTCAAAAAATGCCTTCATCGGAAAACATAGTTGTTGTGATTGTTGATAAGACAGCTAATAAAGTTATTCAAAAAATTAGTGCTCATCCAGATTTTTATGCAAATATGAAAAAACTACAAGATGGAGAAGCTTTGGTCATTGCAGTAGATGACCCGTACTCTGTTGAAGTAGGATACGACTACATACCAGACTAAGGAGAACAAAATGGCATTTGCAAACCCAACACCACAAGGTGCAAACCCAAAACCACCTCATAAAATTGCTTTTATCATTGATGGTGTAGTGGCTGATACTATTCACGTTCCAGATAGACTAGCAGCAGTTTTATTAAGCGAACCTAGAATTGTTCGTATTCCAGATGAATTAGAACCTGCAGTAATTCCAGGTTGGAAGTTTAATGATGAAGATGGGTTTATTGACGATAAAGAGTGGCAATTAAGAAATGAAGAAGCTGTTATGAGAGACCCTAACTTTCCTCGAGAGTCAGACCCAGCTTAATTACTTATAACTTTTTTTAACCCAAAAGTTTTTTCTGTAATTACCTTTATGGTTATCTCTAGATTGCTTTAGTGCTTTTGCTATTCGTCTAATATTTAAGTGCCAAGTACTAGTCCATTCTGCTCTTTTAATAGGCAGCACTTGTGCTATCGGAGTGCCTTTAGGAATAGTTCCAATAAAATCACTTTTAAAAAATACTGGTATATTTCCTGGAGTATTCCATTTATCTGCATCCATAATTCCAGATACTGCCATGAATGGTAAATCAAATCTATTAAACGGATGGGTCACTAATAAGCTCCACCCTCTAGGTGTTTTATAACCAACTTTAAGATAAATAGCAATTCCCTCATGAGAATACCCAGCAGGAGGAACCATGTATTTTCCAAGTTCTAAAGGTCTAGCATGTAGTACTTGGCTATCTTCATCCCATTTAAAATGTTTTACACCGTCTTCATCTACCGATATATGTAGGTCTTGGTCTAACCTAATAATCCAACCGCTTGCCATTGCATCAAAGTAAGGCATGCAAGACCTTAGCCCTGGAGTCTCTCCATCTGAAAGAGTTAATTCAGATTTCTTATACCATTCTGGGATAAATCTATGGGCTGGAAGCGGAGATAGCACAGTTCCTACTTCTGGGTAGTGAAAGAAGTGCATTATCTTTTTCATAACCCCATCGTAGCAGTAAGTTTGTGTTGGGCGTGAAAACGGCTGTTAATCTAATTAGAATTGACCTATGGCGAAATCTGAAGCATGGCAACGCAAGGCGGGTAAAAACCCCAAAGGCGGCCTTAATGAAAAGGGACGTAAGTCCTACGAAAAAGCTAATCCAGGTAGTAACCTTAAACCACCGGTAAAGCGTGAGCAGGCGAAAAAATCGTCTAAGTCCGCCGCCCGGAGAAAGTCTTTCTGTGCTCGCATGGAAGGTATGAAAAAGAAAAATACGTCTTCTAAAACCGCTAACAATCCGAATAGCCGAATAAACAAGTCCCTACGCGCATGGGACTGTTAACCAAACTCTAGAGAATAGGTAAAACATGGCAGTAAATAACAACGGGAATTTATTAGATTCCTCAAGCAATGTTGCCGTTGATTTTGTATGGGGTAACGTTCCTATGCAACCAAACGATGACCGTGCTGCTTCAATTAGCAACTTCGGTGGAACTACTGGTTCTGACGAAATTCAATATCAAACAGCAGTAGTAACTGCAGCTTCAGCAACTGCTGGAACCGTAACTTATACTGCAACAAATACATTCATTGCTGGACAGACTGTAACAATTACAGGTTTATCAACATCTGCATTTAACTTAACAAACGTATTAATTGCAACAGCTTCTTCAAGCCAATTCACTGTTACAAACGCAGCCACAGGCACAGCAGTAACTGGTGCAACAGCACAAGCAAAAGTAGTTATTAGCTCACTTCCTGGTGTTGGTGCAGATTATGCATGGGCAGCAACTACACAAGTTGCAAGTGGACGTCTAAACGTAGTAACCCCTGCATTTAACAATCACAATATCGCAGAAGGTGAATGGGCAAGTTTCCCATCTTACACAGCAGCAACCGGTAACTACATTGTTACAGCTGCAAGTGGAAATGGAACAACTGTTACATACACCGCACAAAATAAATTAGCAGCAGGAGACACTGTAAATATTACAGGTCTTGTAACTTCTGCATTTAACTTGTCATCAGCAACAGTAGCAACTGCAAATGCAACTAGATTTACAGTTACAAGTGCAGTAGGAAACGGCGTATCAATCACTGGTCAATACGGCAAAGTTGAATCTACAACAGCAGCCGCTTCAGGTGATGGTGCATTTGTTTCAGGAACTGCATACATCGTAGTACCTAGCGTACTTGGTGAAACAACAGCAAATGCTCTTGATGAACTTTTGGATGCTGGTTACGAATTAGCTAACATTACAAATACCACCGGAGTTACAAATACAGCTACACAGCCAACTCAGATTAACGTTACAACCACAACTGCCGCAACTGTAACCGTCTCTGGCGGAACAAGCACATGGCCAGTAGGTACAAAGGTTACTATTGCAGCTGGTACAGGTATCCCAGCAGCACTTGTTGGTACTTGGTCTGTAACTGGTGGTTCAGGAAGCACACTTGTTATTGCAGGTACAGGATGGACAGTTGCCGACACAGGCGCTATCACACCTGGAAATCGTTTAACTGGTGCATCTGGAACAGTCAAAACCCAAAGCACAGCAGCAGCCGCAGCAAGCATTGCTACAACTGCCACGATTACAATCACCTCTTGGGCCTAATAACCCAAATAAAAAAGCCCCTGGTTATCCAGGGGCTTTCTTTTTTAACGTTTAGAAGTTCGTCTTTGTCTTCGTATAACTACTCGGTCGTGTTCTGTGGTACCAGCCCATACTCCCATTATTAATGGAGTTGTTAGTGCATATTCAAGACAGTGAGATTTGAATTCACAGGATTTACAAATTTTTCTAGTATATTTAATATTTATTGCGCCTTCCGCTGCATTGTTTGGAAAAAACAAATCAGGGTCTGTTTGGGCACATGGTTGTGACCCATCAAAAAAAGGTGCTTTAAATTTATCAATACCAGTGTTTTCGCTCCCAGTGACTCCATGCATTACATGCGCTCCCGTATCTTTTATCGATATAAGCTAGTCCGGCTATTATTTGTTCTTTGGCATCAGAAGTCTTTTTAAATCCGTAAGCTTCCCAAGTTGAATCTAAAAACTGTGGGATACCATAAGCTGTTGAATTTTTATTCTGAGCTTTAGGATTAAAACGACTTTCTTTGTTCCATACATTACGCAAACATTTCCATTCTTGCAAGTCCCAACCTTCTGCATGAACCATTAAAAACGCTAAAGCTTCTGCATCAAAGAATTTTGCATATGGGCTAATGATTGCTTCTCTTGCATCTGTTCTACTTACAGAAACTGTAACACGAGTTAATTTAACTGTTGTTTTAGGTTCTGTTGTAGCCGCCATAGTTACAGATTTAGGTTCTGTTGGCGGAGATGCTATTGCCGGTGTAACTATAAATGCAGCTACTACCAACAATGACACACATGAGTGTGTTATCTTTCTGATATTAAGCAATATTCTTGCTCCTCTCAGGTATATCTAGCCAATCAAACTTTCGTACTCAAGTCAAGGCGAACTAAAAGTATTGTTTTTAGAGTGACAGGTGTTACTAAAGTAATGTATAAATAAGTAAATACACGTGACATTACACGGAAAACAAACTGTTTAGTTAAAACTACAAACAGAAATGAATATTTTATGTCTCTCATGGATTGGGCAGCTACCTTATCCGGCTTCGCAGCCTTTTTAGGAACCATCGTTTTATCAGTACGATGGATTGTTAAATCATACTTAATAGAATTAAAACCCAATGGCGGGGGTTCAATAAAAGATGCCGTCAATGATATTAAGCGCGAAATGGTAGAGGTTCGCGTATCTCTAGCCCGCTTAGAGGGCAAGTTTCATCAGCATGTTGAGGAAACAAAAGACTAATTTAGGCTGACGCTCCTAACTTTCTTGGGGCAGACTTTATAGAGCCGGTAAAAACGGCACAACCTCTAGAAGGAAGAAATATGTCAAAATCTATGAAAGCAGCAGTAGCCTCATACGCACGTTCTTTTGCAGCCGCAGCTCTTGCTGCATTTTTAGCAACTGGTGGAGATATTGCATCTCTAAACGCCGATTCACTTAAAATGATTTTAAGTGCTGGTGTAGCAGCAGTACTTCCAGTAGCAATGCGTGCTTTGAATCCAAATGATAAAGCATTCGGTAAGGGTGCTAAGTAAACCTTGTACATTCAATGGAAAGACGATAAAAACAAACAGTCTTTTAAACCAAATGTTTGGACACCTATGGTGCTCAACGGTAAAGACGCTATTGACCCTACAGAAGAAGGTCATTGTTTTTGGGAAGCACAATTACATTTGACTCTACCTAAAACTGGTAGACCAACATATGTAAAAATGAATTACTCAAGAGACTATAAAGGCAAGAACGACACTACTGGTACTAATACTTACGCTGTACCCGAAGATGTCACTTCTGTGCAGTTTACGTTATTTTGGTATTTCAACGCTAAACCAGGAACACCTATTTCTTGTATGGTTTATCACAACGGAAAATCAGATATTGTTTCTGAAATTAGACAATTCAAAGGACTGATTCATTAATGGGCTCACCTATTAAAGATGGAAAAATTACCACACCTTATAAAAAAACAGGAAAAATGTGGTCAAAAGGTTATCACACTGGTGTCGACTATGCGTGCAAAGAAGGCACAGACATTATTGCCGTAGCTGATGGAAAAATTGAAAATGCATCTTGGGGAAAATCTTATGGAACCCAAATTGTGCAAAAAGTAACAGGTGGGTGGGTAATCTACGCTCACCTTTCAAAGTCTCTTGTTAAACCAGGAGACACAGTATTGAAGGGCCAACATATCGGGGAATCCGGTAACACTGGCAATTCATCTGGTCCTCATTTACATTTTGAAATGAGAGACAACATTCGCTGGTCTGCTGGGAAAGACATTGACCCTAGCGCTGTATTAGCGTCGTAATTTAAGATAAACTAATAGGGCGGGATAACCTCTCGCCCTATTGTCGACTTAGGAGATTTAATGGCAACAACACCCAAAGCACCTACACCTACAGTAGTTTGCGATATTAGTGGTAAACAAGCTCATTACACAGTTCCAGCAGATAGATACCCAGAAGCTGCAGGAAACTATGCTTGGGATTGCTTACCTACACATTTAGGCGCTGCAGCAGCAAGAGGAGAATTTCCTTTAGCTGAACCAGGTGCATCAGAAGAATAATTTAATTTATAGGGCAGACTATCTGCCCTATATTTTTAGGAGATAAATATGGCGATTAAATGTGCAAATTGTGAAAATGACGCTCATTTTACAATGGCAGACCGTGGAGTTAGACCGGTAGATTATTGCAATCGTTGTTTACCAAAACATTTACTTCCTAGAGCAATAAAAGCCAAACAGGCTCACCCTGTTCCTAATAAAGTAACAAATCCAACAGGCCCCTTTCCAAGAGAACTATTTAAAGAATCTAAAATTGTTGATGATTATCAACCAGCTTTAAATGAAGATGGTATGGATTTTGAAAAAGGAGCTACGGCTCAAAATAATTTTAAACCAATATACTTGTATTGCGGTGATTGCGACTCTAAAGTATTATCTACAAAAACTAACGAACATGAGTGTTAATGGCTAGAAAACCTACAATTCCTTCTCTTGAAGAGTTGCGTAAAGATTCTCAAAAAGCAGTAGATAGATGGGCTTCTACATATCTAACTCCTGAAAGAGTAGATGATTTTAAAAAAACTATAACTGAGTCTGCTCCTGAAGATTATGAAGTAACCGATTCTAGAGAACCTGAAGATACTTCTTATACAACACAAACAGCACCTACTAAGAATCCTAAAAGACCTAGAGCTTTAAAACTTGCATATAGTAAACAAAGTGAAACTTTAGTAGTTAGATTTAGAGACGGAACTTGGTGGGGATACTACGGAGTTCCTGTTGAAATGTGGAACGAATTAAAAGCTAGTGAATCTACTGGTGTATACTTAAAAGAATCTGGTTTAGACCAATGGCCAGATATGGGTGCATTTAATCCAGCAGAAATGTCTCCGGGACCAAGGACTCAATTAAACAACTAATATGAAAACAATCGGGCCACTATACGTTGATATTGTTAACTACGGAAAACGTGGTTTTATGCCTTTTATTGAAAAAGGCTGGACTAGCGAAATTGAACCTCCGTTTAGAAAAGGTAAATGTTTAGTATTTAGAGTTCCCTTTACTAGACCAGGGATTGCTTTAGGTGTGTTTGGTAAGTCAAGACTTGAAGAAGCCGAAGCCCTTTTATCTGCTATTGAAGGTAGAGTGATACCGTTATCTAAATGGTCTCAGGAGGGTGTAAGTGTTCAAGAAGACTACTAAATGGGATAAGCCATTTTCTGAAAAAATTAAAAAAAGAGTTTCTAAGATACCTACTGCTGAGCTAGATATGTGGGCTAGCCAATCTTTATATGAACTTGGAAGATGCCTTTCAGCTTATGAAAAAAATAGAGAAGATGTTTATTTACAAGAAGCTCTTACTGGAGCAGAAGCTTTACATGCAGTTTTAGATGAATTACATAATAGGACTATTAAGCCAACACGCTAACTGATGTCGGAACGTCTACTATTAACGACTATATGTAATAATAGATATGCCTCTCTTCCTTTCTCTCCCGTGTGGTGGCGGCACTCTTATGGCCTGGGTTAACTCCTAGGCCATTAGTTTTAGGCCTCGATAGCACAGCGGTAGTGCATCCGCCTTGTAAGCGGAAGGTCGTCAGTTCAATCCTGACTCGAGGCTCTCTGATGTCCTGTAGCTCAATTGGCAGAGCACTCGACTGTTAATCGAGTGGTTATTGGTTCGAATAGAACTATGCAGTTTATGGAAGCCCTTGTTGGCCATGACCTTCACCCATATCAAAAACCTTTAGCACGTCGAATTATTGAATCTGTAATTATTAATGATGGTGAAGAAGTAACCGCTCTAGCTGCACGTCAATCAGGTAAATCTGAAACTATTGCTAATACAGTTGTTACTCTCATGGTTTTATTACCAAGACTTGCAAAGATGTATCCAGATTTACTAGGTAGATTTAAAACTGGTATCTGGGTAGGAATGTTTGCTCCAGTTGAAGGTCAGGTTGAAACTTTATTTGGACGCGCTGTTAACAGGCTTACTAGTGAAAGAGCGCAAGAAATATTAGGTGACCCAGAAATAGATGACAGCCTTGGTAAAGTTCCCGGAGTTACTAGACAGATTAAATTAAAGAACTCTGGTTCTACTTTAATGATGATGACAGCTAACCCAAGAGCAAAAATTGAATCTAAATCTTTTCATCTTATTGTTATTGACGAGTGTCAAGAAGCAGATGACTTTGTAGTATCTAAATCTATTTCTCCCATGTTGGCTTATTACTCAGGAACTATGGTTAAAACTGGTACTCCAACTACAAGTAAAAATAACTTTTACAGGTCTATTCAATTAAATAAGAGAAGACAAACAACTCGAGGCAGTAGACAAAACCACTTTGAATGGGATTGGCGCGAAGTAGCTAAAGTAAATCAAAACTACGGAAAATTCATTAAACGAGAAACTTTACGTATTGGTGAAGAATCTGACGAATTCCAAATGTCTTATTCTTGTAAATGGCTACTTGAAAGAGGAATGTTTGTAACTTCTACAATTATGGACGAACTTGGAGATACTTCTCAAGAAATTGTCAAGGCTTGGCATCGTAGCCCTGTAGTAGTTGGAATTGACCCAGCAAGAAAACTAGATTCAACTGTAGTTACTGTTGTATGGGTTGATTGGGATAGACCAGATGAGTTTGGTTATTTTGACCACAGAATTCTTAATTGGCTTGAAATTCAAGGCGATGATTGGGAAGACCAGTATTTTCAAATAGTTAACTTCCTTTCTGCATACGATGTGATAGCTGTTGGAGTTGATGCAAACGGAGTTGGAGATGCAGTAGCCCAACGTCTTAAGCTTTTGCTTCCAGGAGCCGAAGTTCACTCTCTAGGCAGTAGCCAACCAGAGCAGTCAAAACGTTGGAAACATTTAAAGGCTTTAATTGATAGAAGGATGGTCGGTTGGCCAGCTCATGCAAAGACTAGACGATTAAGAACCTGGAAACGTTTCTACCAACAGATGACTGATTTAGAAACTAAATTTACTGGACCTAACTTTTTAGCCAAAGCCCCCGATGAAGCCCATGCTCATGATGACTTTGCTGACAGTTTGGCTATCGCTTGTAGTCTCACATTAGATTTAACAATGCCCTCAGTAGAGGTCAGTTCATCGCCTTTTTACAGGTAAACTTGATTTTAGCCTGACATAAAGGTAAAAAAGCAGAACACTTTTATTAAGGTACCTTAAATAGAAATATGGAGTTTTAAATATGGCAATTGCACCAGCGCCTAAATTTCCAGAGCGCCCAGGTAATATCTATGACCGTAAAATGGCCGGAGCAATTCCTGGTCAACGTGGACCTCTTCGTTTTGAAGAAGGATTAGCAACAGACACAGATATTCCACAGGAATTCTCTAACGGAGCCTCTCAAGGTTACACACCTGCAGCAGGACGTCCAAATCGTAATGCACCAGTTCACACTAAGCCAGCCGAAGAAACAATGCGCGAACGTGCACATGTTGGTTCAGCAGCTTGGGTAGAGGCACCAAATACTCTACAAGAATTTGCTACTGGTTCATTTGCTGATTATGCAGAAAACAAAATTGAAGAAGTTTTCCGCGATGGTTCACATCAACAACGTTTGAACCCTTCAGTAGTACAAGACTAGTAATCTCACTTAACCTGTCTAACTAACTTGTGTATTGCAAGTTGGTCAGGCAGGTTTTGGAGCTTGAGGACATATGGCATTAATTTCAGGTAAAGAAGTAAAAGAGGGCCCTAAGCAGTTACCTGCTAACCCTAAAATGTGGAACATGCTTACTATGCAAGCACGTACTAAATTTAATGTTTATCCTTCTCCAGCAGCAGCTCACTGGGTTCACGCTCGTTATACTCAAATGGGTGGAAAATTTGTTCAATCTAAAAAAGAAATAGACCCAAGATTTAGAGATTATGCAAAAGAAAAGCAAGACAAGATTAAAGAAGAACAAAATAAAAAAGTAACTAAGCCTGTTGGCAAAGGTCAACTTAAAGGCCAACGTCACAGATAACCGTGGCGAAAAATATTAGTACAGTTAATAGTGCTAAGATATAACAAATAGTTTGGAGAGGATTAATAGGTGACAAGCGGCCTAGACTTTTCCCCTCCTAGTTATAGGGCAGCGTCTTCTGATTTAACAATCTCTATATCCCCTCTTGGATTAGTAGAATTAGCTGATGAAGAATTTGAGGTTCACGGTCCTCGTCTAAACCGTTATTCATTGAACTGGGCTATGTACCTAGGTCATCATTATTCTTATCGCCGTCAAACTGGTGAAACCCAAATGGTGCTCAATTATTACAGAGCATTCACAGATTTTATTATTAACTTTACATTTAGTAAAGGTGTTCAATTTAGAAGCCCTAAAGAAACAGAAGCAATTGTTCCAGATTTATTAGAACGTGTATGGGAAGTAGATAACAACAAAGCAACAGTACTTTGGGAAATTGGTCAACAAGGTGGAGTATCTGGTGATTGCTTTATTAAAGTTGCATACGAAGAAGCATGGGTAGACCCAGCAGGTCGTCAACACCCAGGACGTGTTCGCGTTCTTCCATTAAACTCTTCTTTTTGTTTTCCAGAATTCCATCCACATGACCGTGAACGTTTAATTAGATTTAAACTAAAGTATCGTTTCTGGGGCACATCTCTAGAAGGTACACGTCAAGTATTTACTTATACTGAAATCTTGACTGATGACATTATTGAAGAATACATTAATGATGAACTTATTGACTCACGTCCAAATCCACTTGGTGTTATTCCAGTTATCCATATTCCTAACATTCGTATTTCAGGTTCTCCTTGGGGCCTATCTGATTGCAATGACATTATTCCAATTAATAGAACTTACAACGAAGTAGCAACTGACATTGCTGACATTGTTAATTACCACGCTGCTCCAGTAACTGTAATCATTGGCGCTAAAGCATCTCAATTAGAAAAAGGTGCTAATAAAGTATGGGGCGGTCTACCAAAAGATGCAAAGGTAGAAAATCTAGAAGGTGGCGCACAAGGTCTTAAAGGTGCAATGGATTTCCTTGCAATGATGAAAAAAGCAATGCATGAAATGGTCGGTGTACCAGAGACTGCTCTTGGACAAGCACAACCTATTTCAAATACATCAGGTGTTGCTTTGTCTATTCAGTTCCAACCTTTGATGAATCGTTACCACCAAAAGATTGTTCAATACGCTCATGGATTAGAGCGCATTAATGAACTTATATTATTGAACTTAGCGGTAAAAGAACCAGAAACCTTTACTTGGGACCCTAATACTGACGTAGAACTAAAAGAAGGTCAAACTCCACAACTAGATACCAACGACCAATTAACATACCGTTCTTACGTACACTTCCCACAACCACTTCCATTAGACAAGTTAATTGCTCTTAATGAAATTCAATCATTGCTATCTCTTGGCTTAGAGTCAAAAGAAGGTGCTTTACGAGTTTTGGGTGAAGAATTCCCAGCAGAGAAATTGAATGAAATCCGTAAAGAACTTCAAGACGATGCAGTAGCCGATGGTGCTCTAAAACTTCTACAGACTCAAATTGAACAAGAAATTATGGAACTAACAGGAACTATGCCACCTCCAGAACCAGGGGCTCCTAGTGCTGGTAAAGGCGCTGGGGCAGGTATGCCTACTCCTATGGTTCCTCCAACCCTTGATGATGCAGCCATGGCTTCAAAACTAGGCGAGACTTCATTAAGGACACAGTTAGTAACTAAAGCTTACGGTACAAAACTTCCTCAACGAAGAGTTCCGCAAGAATACGAAAAATAGGTAAAATAAGCATTTTAGGCTGAAAATTTCGTGTTGTAAGGCAAAATTAAATATAGATAGAAACGTTTGGTCAAATGTGTTATTAATTCGGAAAACGACCCAGAGGACACTAAGGATAAACTATGTCAGAAGTAACAGAAATGAATGTAGAGGCTTTCGCAGCCGAAGCAGAAGCAGTATCAGCAGCGCCTACAATTGCTGAAACACCAGCAGTAGTAGAGGAATTAAAAGGCAAGAAATTTTACACAGAAGACGATTTGGCAAAAGTAAGAAGCCAAGAAAAAGAAAAGCTCTATCCTCAAATTGATAAATTAAAGGAAGAACTTGAAGTCTTAAAGAAGGACCGCGAAGAAAAATTGGCTCACAAGGCAGACATTGAAGCCGAAGAAGCAGCTAGAGCAAAAGCAAAAGCTGAAGAAGAACTTGAAGTGCGCGAACTTCTAAAAGTAAAAGAACAAGAATGGCAACAACAGCTAGAAGCTGAAAAGCAAGAACGCGAAAGAGCTTTTTCTTTATTAGAAAGAGAAAGACAATTCGCAGACCTACAGTCTTACCGTTCACAACGGTTAGAGCAAGAACGGGAAAATATTATTCCTGAACTTGTTGACCTAATTAGTGGAAACACTAAAGAGGAAGTAGATGCAAGTATTGAGGGTTTGAAAGAACGCTCAGCACGCATCTTAGATTCGGCACAGGCAGCAATGCAAAGTGCACGAAAAGAAATGACTGGAACGCGTGTGACAACGCCTCCAGCAGGACCTATGGAAACTAATTCGGAACAACGTTCGTTCTCTGCACAAGACATCTCGTCTATGTCAATGGAAGAATATGCGAAGTATCGTCAACGCCTCTTGAGCCCAAGTGCTCAAGGCAAAACGCGCGGACTGTTCGGCTAAACCCACAAATACAAAACTAACAAGGAGTCCAATCTAAATGGCATCTGGTATTACGGGTACCGGCAATCTCGCCGCATCCCCAACAGCGTACTCAGGTACAAACACACAATTGACTCAAGCGATTCAGACAATCTGGTCAAAGGAAATCCTTTTCCAGGCTATGCCTATCCTTCGCTTTGAACAATTTGCAGTTAAGAAAACTGAACTTGGTGTTGCACCTGGTTTACAAATCAATTTCATGCGTTACAACAACTTGGGATTTGCAAGTTCCCTAGTTGAAGGTGTACGTATGCAAACAAACGCATTAACAGCACAACAATTCTCAATTACAGTATCTGAACACGGCTATGCATTAGCAGTTTCAGAATTGTTATTGAACGCTTCCTTCGATGACGTAATGGCTTCTGCCTCACGTCTTCTTGGACGTAACATGGCAATTTACCTAGACCAATTGAGCCGCGATACTCTGTACAGCGCAACCTCAACAATCTACGGTGAAGACCGCTCAGCTCTATCTGCAGTTAACAACTGGTATGCCTATGGCACAACAGCTGCTAACCGTGCAGCAATGACAGGTGCTTTCTACTTAACACCTCACACAGTTAAGGATGCAGTAGAAACACTATCAACCAAGAACATCCCAAGGTTAGGCGAAACCTACGTTGCGTTTGTTCACCCACATCAATCACGTCGTCTACGCGACATGCCTGAATTCATCGAAGTAACGAAGTATGCCGCTCCAGGTAACTTCATGCTTGGTGAAATCGGACGTTTGTACGATTGTGTTTTCATCGAAACCACACAAGTACTAAAGGTTACAGGCGGTGCTGGTGCAGGTTACTCAGCTGATACAGCTGTTGCTAGCCCAACAGTAACTCCTGGTGGAGGTTACACAACTCCTGCTACCTTTACAGGTAACGGTGCAGCTGACCGCTACGATGCAATCTTCATTGGAGATAACGCATTTGGTCACGCAATCTCACTTCCAGTAGAACTTCGCGATGGCGGAATTCTAGACTTCGGTCGTGAACACGCATTAGCTTGGTACTCAATCTTCGGACTTGGTCTAATCACTGACCAATCTGTAGTTATTGCAGAAACCAACTAGTAAGTAATTCCGTTGGGGGCGGTTCAAAAAACCGCTCCCAACACAAACAACAGCTATTAATACGGAGGATATAAAAGTGGCAAAGGTAAACGATTTCACCGGCCGTCAAAAAGAAGCTCTTCAAAAACAATTTGCCGAAGAGCAAGCACAACGTGCTACAGAGATGTCATTAGCAACTGCAGAAGCCCAAATTAAATTGGAAACTGAAGTTATTGATGCAACAAAACCATCAGTAGCAACCGTCATTGTTGAAGATATAACAAAGATATCTACCCAAGATGACACAGTAGTTATTAGAGTAGTTGAAGATATTGAAAACATGACTTTAGGTATCGGAAACAACTATAGTTTTAAGGCAGGACAAAAGTACCAAGTTACTAAGGCAGTAGCCACCCATTTACAGGAAAAAGGCTATTTAGCTGGCGTAATTTAATAAAAGAGTTACACAGATAGCGGGCTCTTGTAGCCCGCTATTTTGTTTATAAAGATTTTTTAAGTAATAACTGACAAGATTTAGTGGTAGCGTGAGGAGTAATCTGTGGCCCTACTAGCAGACCTACTTTCTAGGGTCCGTCTAGAACTCGGTGACGAGGCTAAACAATTCGTATATTCATCTACTGGTGATGGAACGAATACTAGATTCTACGTAAACGCTAAACCTGTTGAATTAGACAACCTCACAGTGTTGGTTGCTGGAACCCCTATTCCATATCCTGCTGGATATACCATTGAACAAAAAACTGGAATTATTACTTTTGCTGTAGCTCCTGCTAATGGAGCCAGCGTGAAGGTAACAGGCGTAACCAATAGATACTTTTTAGATGATGACCTTTGTATTTTTATAAATACTGCAGTAATTCAACATTCTCATAATAGGACTGATGGCACTGGAAGTGCTATAACTTTAGCATCTATTCCAGCAGTAGAGGAATACCCAGTAGCAATTCTTGCTGTTATTGAAGCCTTATGGGCATTAGCAACTGACGCTGCATTTGATATTAATATATTTGCTCCAGATGGAGTAACAATTCCTCGTTCTGAAAGATACCAACAATTAATGCAAACTATTAATCAACGTTGGGAACAATACAATCAACTGTGTCATGCATTAAATATTGGTTTATGGCGTTTAGAAATAGGAATACTGCGTAGAGTATCTCGTCTTACAAATAAACTTGTTCCTGTATATATGTCACAAGAAATTGATGATGGTAGAAGACCAGAACGTGTTTATATTACAAATGACCTTAATGGTAGAACACCAACACCATCTACTGCTCAAAATTATGACATTGTTCTTTATCAAGGAGATTCATATGAATGTACATTTAACTTTCCATTTAACACAACTAACTTAAACTTTAAAGCACAAATTAGAACTTATCCTAATGCTCCAGCATTATATGGAACATTTACAGTAACTAAAGTATCTCAAACTAATGCTTTAAGTGTTGTTAAAATTGAACTTACTAGTTCTGAAACTGAATACTTACCTAGAAGAGCTTTCTGGGACTTACAAGCAACATCAACCGTAGACCCTGATTTTCAACAAACTTATATTAAAGGTCAGGTGTTTGTAACACAACAGGTGACACTTGACTAATGCCTTGTAACTGTAACCAAAATCCTTGTGCGTGTGGTGCTCAAGGCATCACTGTAGTTCCTCAATCTCCTATTGTTATTACTGTTAATACCCAACAAGTAAATCAATCTGTTCAATCTCCTATAAATGTTAATAATGGAACACAAGGAATTCAAGGCACTCAAGGTCTACAAGGCCGTCAAGGATTACAAGGTAACCAAGGTTCTCAAGGTAGTCAGGGCGTACAAGGATTACAAGGTAATTTAGGTCCACAAGGTATACAAGGCTCACAAGGTGTACAAGGTGAACGTGGATTACAAGGCAGACAAGGTACACAGGGAAACCAAGGTACACAAGGTTTACAAGGCTCTAATGCAACAATGCAAGGTGCGCAAGGTATCCAAGGTTATTTTGGTCCACCAGGTGCGCAAGGTCTTCAAGGTCAAAGAGGATTACAAGGGTTTCAAGGTTTACAAGGTGATTTAGGTTTACAAGGTTTTCATGGAGCACAAGGTGCAACTGGTTCTGGCTCTCAAGGTATTCAAGGTATCCAAGGACAACGTGGGTTACAAGGACTTGATGGTAATCAAGGTGTACAAGGTTCTAGAGGAAATCAAGGAACTCAAGGTGCACAAGGAACTTTAGGTTCACAAGGATTTCAAGGAACATTAGGTTTTCAAGGAACACAAGGTTTACAAGGTCAACGTGGTATTCAAGGAAACTTTGGAACACAAGGTACCGATGGTTTACAAGGCAATCAAGGACTTCAAGGTCAGCGTGGTGTACAAGGTAATCAAGGAACACAAGGTCGTCAGGGAACACAAGGTGGACAAGGTACACAAGGTATCCAAGGTCTTGGAATACAAGGTTTTCAAGGTATTGCTGGCGCAGTAGCTGCGCAAGGAATTCAAGGAAGACAAGGAACGCAAGGTTCATTAGGTTTTCAAGGTTCGTTAGGTTTTCAAGGTATATCTGGCGCATTTGCTGGTCAAGGTGTTCAGGGAACGCAAGGTATTCAAGGCGATGGTATTCAAGGTGCGCAAGGTCTTCAAGGATTTAACGCAGGAATTTCATTTGGTCCAACTCCCCCACCAAGCCCATTAATTGGTGACAGATGGGTTGACTCTAATAGTGGAATTGAATACACATGGATTAACGATGGCACTAATCAAACTTGGGTTGAAGTAAGTGCAAGTGGTTTTTCTGGCGCACAGGGTGTACAAGGCTCTACTGGAGCTGGTACGCAAGGTATCCAAGGTGTTCAAGGTAACTTTGGTATTCAAGGTATACAAGGTGGATTTGGTTTACAAGGTTTAACTGGCGTTGGGTTCCAAGGTTTACAAGGTATCCAAGGTTTACAGGGCGAAGCAATACAAGGTTTACAAGGTATTGCAATACAAGGTGCGCAAGGACCAAATGCTGCTATTTCATTTGGACCAACACCTCCAATATCTCCTTTAATTGGTGATAGGTGGGTTGACTCAAATACAGGTATTGAGTACACATATATAAATGATGGAACAAATAATACTTGGGTTGAAGTTTCAGCTTCTGGATTTGCTGGTGCTCAGGGTATTCAAGGTCCTGCGGGAAGTATGCAAGGTACACAAGGTGTACAAGGTTTTGAGGGTCCTGGAACTTATACAATTTCTGCAACACCACCAGTTGCTCCAGAAACTGGAGATACTTGGTTAGATTCCGATACAGGAAAGCTTTATATTTGGGACGGAATTGAGTGGTTTGAAGCTTACGGAAACAACGATGGTTTACAAGGCACTCAAGGTGTTCAAGGAAGTGTTGGTATTCAAGGTCTTAATGGACTTTTTGCTGGTCAGGGTGTACAAGGTCCACAAGGATTACAAGGTAATCAAGGCCTTGGTTTACAAGGAACTCAAGGTCTACAAGGTAATCAAGGACCAATTGGATTAAGTGGAATACCTGTTGGTGGTTCAACTGGTCAAATCCTTGCTAAAAATTCTGCTACTAATTACGATACAATTTGGGTAGACACTGATTTAAATCAAATAAGCCCACTACTACTAATGGGAGCATAAATGGCTGTTGCATATAAAGTCTTAGGTCAAGTATTATCTACAGGAACTATTTCTACCTATGACACTATTGGTGCTCAAGTAGGTGTTGGTAGGTCATGGTTAGTTTCTACAATTGCTATTTGTAATCAAAGTGCTTCTGCTCAAACTTATAGACTTGCAGTTACTTCTGCATTGTCCCCAACTACGGCTGAGTTTATTGTTTTTGGTTCATCTGTTCCAGCAAACGATACAGTTACACTAACTCTTGGTATTACTATGGAAGCTGGAAAATATTTAAGATGTTCTTCATCTTCTTCTAGCGTTTCATTTTCCGCATTCGGCACAGAAATCTCATAACACATGGCAGTAAGAAGAGCGCAAGCATCTATCTTATCTGGTGTTAATTCAGCAGCTAATGGTATTACTTTAGATTCAGGCTATGCACGTACTAGTGCTGGCTATATTCCAACTGCAACATCTAGTGTAGTTCAATACACATCTTCAACAACATGGACAAGACCAAGTAATGTTCATTGGATTGATATTGCTTTAGTTGGTGGTGGTGGTTCTGGTGCATGCGGTGCTGGTACTCGTACAGGTGGAGGTGGCGGTGGTGGCTCAGTACTTCAAGTAAATAGATTTTACGTAGGTGACTATGACACTTGGTACATAATTATTGGAGCCGGTGGAGGGACCTGTGCTGGTGGACCTCAAGGAAGTTGTTGTTGTAATGCTTGGGGACAACCCGGTGGACCAACAATATTTAGTCCATTTAATATATTTAATTTTGGTGTGTACTCAGGAGCTGATTCATCTAATTTAAAAAGAACATTAGTAGCAATAGGTGGAGCCGGAGGTGGACATCCATGTGGTGGTATTGGTTCATGGACTCCAGCTACTTCAGGTGGTATGGGTTCTAACAGAGAAACAAATAATCATTGGGGAGTTGTTAGAGAAGATTTTAGTCAAACAAGAATAGTTTATTCAGGAATTGGTGGAAGAGGAGCTGCTGGTTCTTTTGGCACCGGTGCAAGTACAGGTTTTGGTGGTGGTGGCGGTGGTGCAGGTGGACCTGCTAATCAAGCATTTGGTTCTACTCCTGGAACTAACGCAAATGGTGGTCCAGGTAAATCATTACAATCTCCTTTTTCTGGAACATATGGAGGAGGGGGTGCTGGAGGAGGTTCTGCTTCTGCAGGTGGTGGAACTGTAAATGCAAATGGTGGTTTTGGTACTGGTGGAGGTGGTGGAGGTGCTCAAAATACTTCTTCAGCTGTTCCACTTGGTGGAAGTGGTCGTATAGAAATTAATCAGTGGTTTTCATCATGAGTGTAAGACGAGCAAGCACTTCTTATTTACATTCTTTAGATAATCCATTATCTTTTGGTAATCAAAAAAGAAAATATACAAATACAACTGCAGGTATTGGTCCTGCAATATTTTTTACAAGTAACGCACCATATTTTAGACCAACAAATGTTTTATATATAGATTTACTTTTAGTTGGAGGCGGTGGAGGAGGGGGACAAAATAATTATGGCGGTGGTGGTGCTGGAGGAAATATCTACTATATAAAAAAGTTATATATAGGAGATGCAAACACTTATTACTGTTGGATTGGTAGAGGTGGAAGACCAGGTGGAACTGGTGGTTACAACTGGGGTCAAACTCCTGGTGAAGGAGATATTGGTGAACCATCAAGATTTACTACAACTGATTACTCTACTTTTAGTTGGGGTGCTTGGGCATCTGTAGGAGACGCTAAAGCAATTAGTTCTATTGGCGGTGGTGGTGGAGGTGCTAACGGTCAATTTGGTTTTTTTGGTGGACCGGGTGGTGGTTCTGGTAGTAACGCAGGTTCTGGAACTTCGGGAAGATTATCTGGTAGTGAAACTTGGAACCCAGGCCAAGGATTTAACGGCGGCGCTGGTTCAGCTGGCGGTGGTGCAGGTGGCGGAAGTTCTACTTCTCAAGGCGGCAATGCTTCTGGTAATACTGGTGGTAATGGAGCAGATGGTCCAAATTTATTAGCACCACTTCCTGCGACATTTGTTAATTCAGCGTCCAACACAATTACTACAAGATTTGGTGGCGGAGGCGGAGGCGCTGGTGCTTCTGTTAACGGAACTGGTGGAGTAGGTGGTGGTGGTAATGGTGGCTCTGCTGGTACACCAAATACTGGAGGCGGCGGTGGCGGTGGGGCTGAAGGTGGTTCTGGAGTAATAGTTATTTGGGAACATACTAATTAGGAGATTTATGGAAGAAAAAGATGCTCAGTACTTTGCTTGTTTAGATGAAAACAATAAAGTTACTACTGTAATTGTTTGTTCTTCAGAAGAGATACATAAGTTTGCTGGAAAATGGGTTGAAACTTTTAGAGATAAACCAGGTAAAAGATTTGCAGGAATAAATGATACTTACGAAGAACAATACGATGATTTCTTTCCACCATTAGATTGGGTTCCAAATGAGAGCTTAATTGCAGAGTGGGATGATGAATTACGTGTGCAATATGGGCTTCCTCCATTATCAGAGCAGTAAGACCAACTGAATAAAACAGATAAACCTTGTATTATTAAGAGACACTAAGGAGTTAAGTCATGCCGTTTAGTTTTCCGCCTACACCTGCGGTTAATGATACTTATTCTTATGCTGGTCGTACTTGGATTTGGAATGGAACCGCTTGGGATTCTTTAGGTACTGCTCAAGGTCTAACAGGTACTCAAGGTCCACAAGGTGACCCAGGTGCGCAGGGCACAACAGGTACACAAGGAACTGACGGTGTTGCTGGTTCATTAGGCGCACAAGGTACACAAGGTTTACAAGGTTTTCAAGGCCCAAATGCTGCAATAAGTTTTGGTGCTACTCCCCCAGTTTCTCCACTTATTGGAGACCGTTGGGTTGATAGTAATTCAGGAATTGAATATACCTGGATTGATGATGGAACAAACCAAACATGGGTAGAAGTTAGCGCATCTGGTTTTGCAGGAACACAAGGTATTACTGGTGCACAAGGCTTTCAAGGTATTCAAGGTTCCGATGCAAATATGCAAGGAACTCAAGGTATACAAGGTATACAAGGCAGCGGTGTACAAGGTATACAAGGTGTTGCGGGAACTGCGCAAGGTATTCAAGGTCCACAAGGTTCTAATGCATTAATTACTTTTGATGTTGTCCCACCAGTTTCTCCATCAGTTGGCGACAGATGGATTGATTCAAACAGTGGTATTGAATATACATATGTAAACGATGGAACAAATTCAACTTGGGTTGAAACTTCTGCATCTGGTTTTTCTGGAGTGCAAGGTTTGCAGGGTGTTCAAGGTTTACAAGGCTCTAATGCAACAATGCAAGGTGCGCAAGGAACAAGTGGTGCACAAGGAACAGATGGAACAAGTGGAACACAAGGATTAACAGGTATACAAGGAACGCAAGGTTTTCAAGGTCTTAACGCAGGAATAAGTTTTGGTGCAACTCCTCCAGTATCACCTTCACTTGGTGATAGATGGGTAGATTCAAATACAGGAATTGAATATACATTTATTGATGACGGTACAAATCAAACTTGGGTAGAAACTTCTGCTTCAGGTTTTTCTGGTCTACAAGGTATTCAAGGACCAACAGGTGCAGGATTACAAGGTGCACAAGGCATACAAGGCGCAGGAACTTACACAATATCTCCAACTCCACCACTATCACCATCAGTTGGTGATACTTGGTTAAATGAAGATGACGGAACTATTTCTGTATGGAATGGTCTTGAATGGTTCGAGTCCAACACAAACTTATCTGGTTTGCAAGGTATTCAAGGATTGCAAGGATTATTTGGTTGGCAAGGAACTCAAGGCTCTAATGGTCCGCAGGGTATTCAAGGTGTACAGGGATTACAGGGTAACCAAGGTGTGCAAGGTTTAGGAATTCAAGGTTTACAAGGTAATGCCGGAACTGCTCAGGGTACGCAAGGTATTCAAGGCGACCAAGGTGTGCAAGGTATTCAAGGTTTATCAATTCAAGGTACTGATGGGTTATTTGCTGGTCAAGGAGCAAACGGTACTCAAGGTTCTACAGGTGCTCAAGGAACTCAAGGTTCACAAGGATTTGGTTTACAAGGACCTCAAGGTCTTAATGGAACTCAAGGTATTTCAGGATTATCTGGATTGAATCAAACTAACTTTTATGATGTTGTAAGAGACTATGCAGTAGTTTCTGGAGAAGCAGATTCATCATCAAAAATACAATTAGCTTTAGATGATGCTAGAGATGCTGGTGGTGGAACTGTGTATATTCCATCTGGTTTATATAACTTACAAAATAGATTAGAGATTTATACAGGAACCACTTTATTACTATCTCAAAAAGCTGTTATGTTTAGAGAACACAACACCAACATGATTATTAATGGAGACGGTGGCGGTTCTTATACCGGATACGATGGTCAAGCAAATATAAAAATTATTGGCGGTATTTGGGAAAATAGAGCAACAGCATTCCCAACTACACCTGCTATGTGTATAAGCATTGGTCATGGTCAAAACATTATTATTCAAGACTTAACTGTTACTAACGTTGGTGGATACCACGCTATAGAAGTTAACTCTAGTAAAAACGTAAGAATAACTAACTGTAGATTCTTAGGTTATTTAGATACTGGAGGGCGAGGTTATTCAGAAGCAATTCAAATAGATTTAGCTAAAAGTTCTGCAGTGTTTGGTGCATTTGGTACTTATGACGACACCCCTTGTGAAGATGTAGTAATTGATAATTGTTATTTTGGAGCTTCTGGAACATCTGGAACTACAGCCTGGCCTACAGGTATTGGAACTCATTCTTACACAGCCGGCTATTACCATACCAACGTCAAGATGGTTAATAATCAGTTTGATGGATTAACAGAATATGCAATTAGAACTTATGTAATGTACAAAAACTTAGTTATTGCAAATAACACAATTAACTCTTGCTATGGAGGAATTGCAATAGGCCTTGATGGTGGGGCGGACGATACTACAACTACCCAACCTGCTCCGCAGCAAAGTCAAAATATAACTATTAGTAATAACATTATTCTTAATACAAATGGAACTAACGCTATTGCTCTTTGGAACGTAGATGGAGCAGTTGTTACAAATAATCAAATACAAAATGTGACAAGGACTGGTTCTAATCTAGGAGATGGAATTCTATTTGTTACTGTTGTTGATGGGGTTATTGCTAACAACAGAGTTGAAGACACTTCTCAAGATTGCATAGATGTTAGAACAAATTCTTCTGCCGTAATGGTTGCAAACAACATAACTAAAGACCCAAGCCAAGTTACAACCAACGCTCATAACCATATCTACTTTAGTGATTCAGTAACCAATAGCTCTATAATTGCTAATAGAGGATTCAAAGAAGGCACTAATATTGCTTTAAATGGTATTTTAATAACAGCTTCTTGTAGCGGTATGAGAGCTTTTGGTAACCACTACGGAACTGCAGCAACTACTGCTTTCAATGATAGTAGTAGTGCAGTAACAACCACTACGAACGCATAAGGAAGGTGAGCCGTGGCAATTGATTTCCCCAATACCCCGTTTTTAAATCAAACTTATACATACTCCGGGCGCACCTGGTATTGGAACGGTGTTTCTTGGAAAGCAGTTGGTACTGCACAAGGTGTTACAGGTTTTCAAGGTATTCAAGGATTGCAAGGGCCACAAGGTTTGCAAGGTATACAAGGTGACTTAGGTATTGGTGTTCAAGGTATACAAGGTAACCAAGGACCAAACGCTGCTATTACATTTGATGCAAATCCTCCAGTAAGTCCTTTACTAGGAGACCGTTGGGTAGATTCAAATTCTGGTATTGAATATACATATTTATTTGATGGAACAAACTACTCATGGGTAGAAGTATCTGCATCTGGTTTTGCTGGAGTTCAAGGTTTAACTGGTATTCAAGGTTCACAAGGATTACAGGGCTTGCAAGGTTTAGACGGAGCATTTGCTGGACAAGGTGTGCAAGGTACGCAAGGTAATTTAGGTAATCAAGGAATTCAAGGTTCTAATGCAATAATGCAAGGTACGCAAGGGCCACAAGGTCTATTAGGTTTTCAAGGAATTTCTAATCAAGGTGTTCAAGGAATTCAAGGTTTTACTGGATTACAAGGTTACGACACTACCGTAAACGTAAGTTCTCCTATAACTAACTCAGGAACTACAACTGCTGCTGTGATTGGTATAAATGCAGCTACAACAAGTGTGGTAGGAGCTGTTCAGTTAGAAGATTCTGTATCAAGCACAAGTGTTGTTAAAGCAGCTACTCCTAATTCAGTAAGAACTGCTTATGTTTTAGGTTCTGGATTTTTAGCTAATTATCAAACAAAAGTTGGGCAATCATCTTCTGCTATTGATGTGCCAGATAGATATAACGTTCTTCATTCTTACAATGGTTACTCAGGTTATATAACTTTTTCTTTTTTTACTCCATTAGAAACAATGACAATATCCCAAATAACTATGGGTAACTCAAGCATCCCCGCTGCTTCTTGTACTTCAGCAAGAATGGGACTTTATACATTTGATGGCACTACAGCTACTTTAGTAGCTCGTACAGCAAATGACACAACTTTATTTAACAGTCTTTATACATCTTATACACGTTCATTATCAACAACAGGTGGTTATCCAGCTACTTACACATTAACAGCTGGAACTAGATATGCTTTTGCTTACATTGTCGTTGCAGCTACTATGCCTACTATTTATAACGCGCCTCTTGGAGACAACAACGCTGGTGTAATTGGGGCTTTAAGTCCTCGTATAAGCGGCGTAAGAACAGGACAAACTGATTTACTAGCAAGTACAACAATAAACGGTCCTTCGGACCAAGTCCCATGGTTTAGAGGTTCATAATGGCTACAGAAGTAAAATTAGTTGATTTAGGGGTTATTGACGGCTTGAGAGTTACAGAAGTAAGGGACGCTAAAACAGATGAAGTTATTGGTTATAACAGAACTGATGAAACTCCAAGAGAATAACACAATAATTCTTAAAATAAACTCGTATACTTAAAATACCCCTTCTACAGAAGAGTTAATTAACATGCCAATTGATTTTCCCAATTCGCCGGCCCCGGGTGATGTCTATACCTTTGGAAGTCGTACCTGGACTTGGACAGGCTATGGATGGCAAGCAACAACCACAACCCTAGGACCTCAAGGTCTTCAAGGCCTACAAGGTGTTCAAGGTGTTGCAGGCGCAGTTTCTGAGATACAAATCTTAGATAATCTATCCAACCAATTCAATGGTACAGAAACAAGATTTCTCATGACTTATAATGGAGACCCAATCTCAGTTACTAATTCATTTAGACTTTTGGTAAGCTTGAATGGTATAGTTCAAATTGTTAAGAACTCTTATGTTACTTGGGACAACCCAATTGCACCAAGCAATGGAATTAGGCTAGATAACGACGGTTACCTAGTGTTTTTAACACCTCCTGCAGAGGGTACTATATTCGAAGGAAGGGTTTTAGTAGGTTCAACTACTACAGACTTAACTACAACTTATCCGTTCGCAGCGGCGGATTTATTGATGGGAGCTTTTTAGCACATGGCAAGAAAAACGTATAATGAAGGTGGATACTTCTTAACCCCTTCTACAAAAACTTTAGTACTTCAAAATAAAATTATTACTCAAGAACGTCTTGTTTTAATTACAAATGACAGAACTAACCAAGTCATTTACAACTTCTCTGACCCTTCACTAAGAGCACTCTCTTACAATATCTATGGAACTGGTCAATTAACTGCACAAATTACTGGCGCTACAACAACAGGCACAGCAATTACATTTACTGCAGCAAATACATTTACACCTGGACAAATTGTAACAATTACAGGCGCTGTTCCAAATTCATTTAACTTAACTGGTGTAACAGTAACTGCTGCAACATCTACGACATTTACAGTTGCTTCAACAGTAACTGGCGCATATGTTCAAGGTGGTCAAGTTGTTGCTAATGAAAACACAGTAATTGTTCTTAACTACAACACAGCTTCAATGTTTTCAACAGATAAATTCCAAATTGTTGTTGATGAATTTAACGAAAGAATAAATCCATCAGAAGAACTCACTGACCCAGTAGGTAAACTACGTATTTCTGAACCACAAGCACTAATTGATACTGACTTTGAATACGGTACACAAGCATCTAAGTGGGAAACAATTACCACAACTAACTTGCGTCCATATGCTGCACATCAATTGTTTAACCAATTGTCTGTTACAGATATACAAACAAGCACTGCTGGTACAAAAACAATTACAGTTACTCAATCAACTACAACAGTAGCAACTACTGCAACTGGTGTTCAAGGTAATGGTACTTTTATGTACTACACAACAGCCTCTGCTCATAACATTAACCCAGGACAATGGGTAACTATTACAGGTGTTACAGCTTCTGGTTATAACACAACTTCTGGTATCCCAGCACAAGTTCTTGCAACTCCTTCTACAACAACATTCGTTATTGCTGGTTCTACAACTGGTCAATCAACAGGTGCTGGAACTGTAACAATTAACGTTGCTCCTCCAATTGGAACTCCAGTATTAATTTCTGATACTTATAACTTAGGTGCAAACGGTAACTACCAAGTTACAGGTAGAGCATCTGAAACTTCATGGTCTTACGTATCAAGAGGTTCAACCCCAACAGGTTGGGCATCTCAAACAATTTTTGATGCAAACAAGACTGTTGTTGCAACAGGTCCTTACTATAAAGATTCATTCTTAATTGGTGCATCAGCATTAACAAACTCAGGTCAAGTCGTAACTGTTACAACTTCAACCCCACACGGGTTGTCAGTTGGTAACGAAATTGCAATACACGGCTCAACTGCTACAACAAACGCTCCTAACGGAAACTACGCTGTAACTGCTGTAAACAGTCCAACAGTATTTCAATACGTTGCTGACGCAACTCCAACAGGAACAATCTCACACAACCCACTAACAACCACAGCAACTGCGCTTATAGGTAGCCAATTCTTAACATGTGCTTCTGTAGCAAACGTACTAGTTGGTATGCCTGTAG